GGAAGTTCCAACCTAAACCACTGGTTAATGTTACCTGCGAACCTGCCGAGGTTACCGAGCCACTGTTAAGATTCCAGGTTAAACCCTGAGCCATCCCAACGGACGCACCAGTGATTCCTAAAGAGGCTGTGTTAACGTCCAGCTTACGGCTAGCAGCCTGTGTGACTGACGAGCCTGCTATGCTTTCAGAGCCGGAGTTTACATCTAGTGGGAAGTTAGCGGCGAGTGGGCTGTAGTCAACACGAATCGTAAAGGCTGCCCAGTCGATTGTGTCGGCATCGTCCTTCATGTTGGCCGTATATGGCCCCTGGATCAGAATTGCATCCCAATCGCTAGCTACCGCAATAGTTGGGGCTACGGAGGGTGTTTGGTTTACAAGCGTAGCACTTGTAGCAACACCACTTGCAATTATGGCTCCACAAATACAAGCACTAACACCGCCGGTACCGGGATTTCCATAGGTTGCGCTGGTAGGGCCTACACCACCACCAATCGCAAAACCCAGTCCAAGACTGTCGTCTGAGCTATTGGTCTTGGTTATTGTTGGGGTGCCTACAACGGTGACACTATTGATTGTAGACCCGTCAAAATCAACAGGAACATCAGCAACAATGTCTTGAATTCCTTGCCTAGTGTTAGGATCAACACCAGTCTGTGCGGCTACTGTAATGTCCCAAATAGCCATTACTTAGCTACCTCTCGGAGAGGCACACGACAGCTAGGGTCTTCGCAGTAACCCCTGTTAGCACCCTCACCATCGGGCCAGTCTTTACAGTTCAAACCGTCCACCCACGCATCTCCTGTCGCCTCCTTGTATCGATCAGAGGCTATCACCTTGTCCCAATCATGGAGATCAAGCATGATCCCACACGCCCACCTTCTCTCGGGAGCGCGGGGATCGTACTCGACCAGTTCAGCACAGGGTTTCCCCCGTACCCAACAGCAATGGTCAGCGCCATTGCCATTACACGGCATTAACTAACAGTCAACAGGTTCGTGTTGATGGTGATAGTCAATGTCTCCGCATCAGCCAAGGTGATAGATGAGCCGTAGTCGTACCACCCAATCGCTGCGTTTGCAGGCGCAGTAGAGTTGGAGTTGTACAGGACAGCGTATTGGAATGGGCCGATGCTACCGCCAGAGGCAGTGAACACAAGTCCACCAGTAGCGTTCAGCGTAGCCGTACCGCCGGACTCGGTGTACGTTACACCAGTCAGTGTGTTACCACCAGCAGGGTAGCCACTAGCAGCCACCGGAGCAGGGTGATCAGTCAGGTTCCAGTTTACGTCAGTCGCAGTAGGAGCCGTATTGGTCAACGCGATCTTAAGAGTATCAGCAGTCCAGTCGTGAGAGCCGGAGCCGAGGTCTTCAGAAAGCTCGTTGAACTTATTAAATGAAGAAGTGGGCATATCAGTTTACCTCTATCCAAGTTTTATCAGGGTCAAAGAATATTTGTGTGGGCGAGATGGCGTAGCCGAGAACTCGCACTATAGAACCAGACGAGGCAGGACGTACCGCTGTAATACCACCACCTAACGCGACATAAAGTATGTCACCTGAAGAATAGCCTTCTGCGTCATGGTAGCCACTGAGCAGGAATCTTCCTGTTACAGAGTCTGCCATATCATCGAGTGCCATCGCTATCAGGTTGTTACATAGTGACTCAGCAAGTGCATCCGCCTTCGCCATCTTGCCCGAGGAATCTAACCGACAGACATCCCCGGCGACAAGAGCCTCACTAGCGGCGAACCGCGCAATGATTCCCTTACCGTCCATATCCAGGTAGTTGCCAGAGAAACCTCCGCCTCCACCAGATATGTACTTGTTGATGGTCACATCCCCGTCAGCTTCAACGCGAATCTCACCAGCATCAATTTCGTTACCGTCCGACATGGTGAGTACAAGGTGGTTATCGAAGTCTATGTTGGCAGATACTACACCAACCCCAGCCTCTCCATCCTCGCCATCTGTACCATCTCGTCCGTCTTTACCGTCCCTACCATCCTTACCAGCAGGGCCAGCCTTACCATCCTTACCAGCAGGGCCACGCTCACCAGTGAGTCCTCTCGGCCCTATCTCGCCTTGTGGGCCAGGGAGCTTCGAGACCTGATCAAACTTCAGCCGGAACTTATCCAGCAGAGCCAGCGTGATCAGATCACTCACCCGTCAACCTCCGAATAAGCTCTGCTTCTGCCTTAGCTTTAGCACTCTCATTCTTCTGGTAGTTAAGAGCCTCGACACGTTGCTGCTCGAGTTGAAGTTCTGCGAGACGCATCTTCTTCTCGAACTCGTGATCGACAGCCCCGTCCTTGTCCATGTCACTGTGTGCCAGCATCAGTTCCTTCGGCGCTAGCTCAGCCTCAGTGTTGTACTTGGTAGCACGTGACTGGGACTCCGCAGCCTGAGCCGCAAGCAGTTGTGTCTGTGCCTGTATAAAGGCCATCTGCATCTGCTGCTGTTGCTGCTCAGCCTGTTGCGCTTCTGGGTTGGGCTGGTTAGCTGCATCAATAGCCGCGAGTATCTCCTCACGGTTGCTAATGTTCATGTGGTCGATGATACCCTTGAGCACTGCTGATTGGGCAGGGCCGGGTTGCATACTTGACATGACCTGACTCAGCTGTCCTATCTCGTACTCCCGAGCTACAACGCTCAGTGAGGCATCGATAATAAACTCGTAGTCCTTTGCAGGGTAATCTTCTGGATTGAACTGCATGTACCCCAGTGTCATCTTATACAGCATGGGTATCAGGAACTGCTCTTGGAAGTTCACCAGTGTACGCATCTGTCGCTTGACAATGGCACCCATAGCGATACTGACCGCACCCGTTCGAGCATCACCGGCAGCCCCCATCTGAGCCATCCCAGCGTCTGCTGTACCCGTAGCCTGCTGTACCATCTTCTGCAACTCAGCAGCCTGCGCGAAGGTGATCTGGTTAACATCCCCGAACTTCAGGGGCATCAGCGCTGCTCGTGGGTCACCCTGGGTCATAACAGTCCTACCCGGTGTTACCGTTAGCTTGGCACCACGCGGCATCATATCAGCATTCGCAGCCATCATAGGATGCGTAGTCAGGGCAAGTGCATCGATCCGCGCACGTATCTCAGCGTCCAGAGCCTTCTGGCTTGAGTAACCCTTCTCACACAATCCACAGCCCCAGAAGGAGCCGGGTACTACATCCCAAGAGAATGCAACGATTGGCCGGTACTGACCCATGTAGGGGTTCGGGGCGGCCTTCAGTATCTCACCACCGTTAGCGATGATGACGATAGCCTCAGTGTAGAGGTCATCCGATAGTCCCTCCGAATCCACCCATTCCAGTTCCGCCAGCAGTTCTGTAGGTACTAGGCCGAAGTAGCGTGTAACTCTGGCCTTATCATCGGGAAGGGTTTGGATTAGCGGGTCTTTCTCAAGCTCAGCAGTTTGTGCGGCAGAGCCTACCACGCAATCGTCACGGTATACACCACTGTCCTGCTTTATCTCAATGTCGTGCAGGCTGACGTACTGGTCAGTACCACAACCCATAGCATCATCGATACAGGTTGCCAGCGGGTCAATGAAGAAGTTACGCGGCTGGATAGGTGTCAGGGTTTGCAGGACGGACACCTCATCCATCGTACCAACCTCACGCATCAGGCCATCCTTCATAGGGCGACTCTGTGGCTTTGCAGACTTGCGCTCCTCGAGGGCAATCTCACCAATACCTGTCCCGTACACAGCACCAATGATAAGTGCTTCACCTACGGCTGGACGTACCTTAGCCTTCTTCAGGTCTCTCTCGAGGGAGGTGCGGAGCTTGACAACGTCTGACGGGTCTTGGTCAGCCGGGTCATCTTTAATGTCGAAGAACTTACTACCGAATGTGGCCTGCTCTACGTCAGCTACACCAGCCTCAACAGCTTGGCGTAACGCCGGAGCAACCAGCCTACTTCGCTCACTCTCGCGTGTCTTGTCCTCATCAGCCCATACACCCCGCCACATGCGGTTGTAGGTATCATGACGGACTCGGTAGTTTGCTTCGTAGTGATCACGCCATGTTTCAACCTTCCCCATGACCCAATCAACTATGTCTGACTCGTTGACTATGTTGTCGATGTGCTCTTTAAATTCACTCATCAATACCCTGCCTCAGCGTCCAAGTATTCAAAATCATCCTGATCCTCTGTACCATCCAGGTAAGCAACCTTCGCTATCTGGTCGATATAAGACAGGGCATCGATAGTATCATCATGGGTCAGTGGGTCAGGGAACTGGCTAAGCTGGTCAATGAACTTGGTATTCCAGTTCTTATCCCGCTTGAAGTATATCTGCC